AAGAATAGCAGCAACCTCACCACCGATGTTACCATGAGTGACACCCATGCCGACGCAGATGTCTTCGGTGATCTCTTGGAAGAAGGTAGCAACACCAGAGACTGTTCCAGTGTTCTTCTTATCGAGAACAATGGTGGTGGTATTCATGATACCAACAACTCTTGCGCCTTCTGCGATTCCAGCACCAATAACTCTCTGTCTGGTATTGATACCTACGTTAGATCCAACAGTCAGAGTAAACTCAGATCCAATACCAGATGCTGCAGGAGACCACTGGAATGGGTTCAGGTCAACATAAGCATTACCGACAGTTCCGCTTGTCTGTGCCTTAGCAATGGTTAGACCAGTTCCGACATTAACTGCGTGCTCAACACCGTTCAGGGAGATAGGCAGGTTGTTTGCTCTGATCAGATAATAACCATAGATGTTATTAGCAGCAGAGGTGAAGGTGAAAGTCTGCTCAGGATAAGATGCAGTTGTTGTACCGACACCAAACTCAAGTGCTTGGTTGGAGAAGGTAGCAGCGTTCTTTACAGTAAGAACGATAGTGTTACCATCGATTGCCGCAACAACAGCGTTAGATCCGACATTACCGCCGCTTACATAGTGACCAACCGCGATATTGGAAACAGAGGATACCGTGATTGTATATTCGTTGACATTACCACTGCCAGTAGTGGTAGCGATTGGGTTGAGAATGGTTCTTACATTCCACTGACTTCCGTTCAGGAAGATTCCGTACTGTCTGGAATAATCCTCATCATGACGTGCATTGATGATGGAAGGATAACCTGTGGAAGGCGCAGTGCCATAACCTACAAGACCTGTAGCGTCGTAGGGTTCGTAATATGCGGTCTGGGAGGGAACATCAGTCTCAGTTGGAACTGTATTTGAAGTATACAGTTTCAAGATAAGATTTCTGGGGATATTTCTATCAGAATTAACCAGGTATCTGAGCGACTGAAGTTCACCGTTGTCGGATACTAATAAAGCCATCTGAGTGGACTCCTAATGAACATGTGTTTCCTATGATTTATTTATAATGTTCCTTAATTATAGGATTAGCCTAAGGAACAGTGAGCATTTTTGAATGCCCGTACAAGAGACAACGCTAAAATCTAAAATATCACCAGCAACAAGATCTGTTGTCCATGTAGACAACGATTCGTCTCTATTTTTTTTCTGATTTGACAAACGTGGATACTCTGTTCCTACGATTGATGTCAAACTATCTGGATAAGTATCGTACTTATCCTTCTTAATATCTATAACAATTGAACCTTCGTTCTCTGAAACGACGGTCCAGGATTCAATTCTACCAGATACATCAAGACCAAGAGATCCCTTTACTCCAGCAGTAATATCATTAGATCCATTATCAAGAACAAAATTAATTGTTCTTGTTAAGTCTGCAACTGTTCTTAGTGCGACACCAAAAAATTCAGCACCAGCGGCAGGAGGATTAGTGAATATAATCTGACCACCACTTACGTTGTAGTCAACTCCTGGACTAAGAACCACATCATCAATAGATATGATCAACCCCTGAGCATTTACTGGTGTATAAGGATCACCATCAACAGTCAGTGGGAATGTAGTTTTAGTACCATCAAACTGAGAAGCAATACTATCAAGAATTAAATTCTGATACTGTACACTCTTTGATGGAATCTCATAATTTACACCAATATTATAATCTGGTGTACCAATACTGGCGTCTTGATCATCATCTAACGTGATTATGTAATCTGCCATTAGAAGCTAACTCCTGGTTGTACTAAGACCATACCAGCGACAACCTTTGTCTTGGTCCCATTTGCAGAAGTTACAAATACATCATAGACATATCTGCCTTCTGCTAAAGTTCCAGTGACAGCATCCGTCATGGTAAGTCTTAACCTACCCTGAGCCCTGTCAACAAAAGTGACATCGAAGTCATATTTTTTTGCTGCAGTATAATGCTTCCGCATCTCACTCGACGCAGTATAACCAAGGAGATTGAGAGGAGTTTGATCCTTATTCCTTACAGTAAAGTTTACTTGAAAGTCTGTTCCCTGCTCTAGGGTCAGATTCAACGGTACTGCTGCCATTATAATCTACACTGGGTTTCATATATTTATAAACTATCATCTATGCTGGATAATCCCAGTTAGTTATCTCTTCTGTTTTGGACTCTGGTCCCCAACCACTTGAGTAAAGATAAGGAACAGTAAGAATGGGGCAAGACTCCCCAGTACAGAGAAGATCATCAACGATTCTCCAGGATTCCATGACCTCATCTGCATGCACAAAGTGAGACTGGTCACAGTTGATAGCGTCAAAAAGAAGTTTTTCGTATCCATCTATCGCTCTATCCTGTGGGTAGTCGTAGGTGAGAGTAGCGAGTTCAAGTTCGTCACCAAGACCAGGAGACTTAATGTCCATACGAATATCGAGATGGGGATTAGGCTGAAGACGCATAACAATACGGTCGTTCGTTTCACCTTCATACAATTTCAGCGGTGGTGCTTTTAGTTTGATGACTACCTCTACACATCCGTAGGGCATCTTTTTACCCGTCATGACATTAAAAGGAACTCCTTCCCAACGCCAGTTATCAACGAATAAACTACCAGCAAAATAGGTAGGAGTGCTACTGTCAGAATCAACGCCCTCTTCAGATGTGTAAGATTCATACTGACCCAAGATAGAATTCATACCTAGTCTAGTGGCAGCAAGAACCTTTGTCTTCTCTCGTCTGATTTCCCTAGCATCCATTCTACTAGGTGCTTCCATAGCAATCAGTGCGAGCACTTGTAAGACATGGTTCTGTAGCATGTCACGAACTGCTCCCGCAGTATCATAATACTGAGCACGTCCATCACAGTCTAAAGTTTCAGTAGCATAAATCTGTACTTCTTCTATGTACTGACGATTCCAAAGTGGTTCAAGAAGTATATTACTAAACCTAGTGGCAAGGATGTTATTAACAGTATCTTTGCCAAGATAATGGTCAATGCGATAGACCTGTTTTTCGCGTAGATGTCGCTCCACCACTGACTGTAAATGATCAGCAGATTGATAGTCGTATCCAAAGGGTTTTTCGATAACCACTCTGGACCGTTCTGGATCTTCGAGGAGTCCGGCTTCTTTGAGATTGATGATAGCATTCGCATATCTTTCTGGCGGTACGGACAAAAAGTAAGTGTTGTCGTCTAGGTAATTAGGAAGATGGGATAGAGATTCAAGATTATCCAAATCCACAGAAACATAATCTAAATGATGAAGGAATTCTTCTGGGTAATCACCCAAAGATTCTTTCCACTGATCTGTTGTTGGTTCTCTCCTAGCACATCCAGTGATCAAAAAATTCTCTGGAAGAAGGTCTTTCTTCCAGAGTTTATATAATGCAGGAATTAATTTTCTCTTGCAAAGATCTCCTGTAGCACCGAAGATCACAATTCCTTTAGTGAGCACATCCATTCCCGTCATACTTTTCGCTGTCATAATAGTTATTCTCTCCTTTCCTTACCCCAAAATACAATGTACAAATTACAAACACTGGAGAGACCCATAAAAGCACGTTGTCTAAACTCATTGTGTAACCTCCAATTCTTTTACTACTAAATCACTTACATCTGGCGGAAATGATTCACGATCTTTCTCTCTTACAGTTAAACGATCAGGATCAAGAATTCTCATCGCTTCCGCAAGTTCTTGGAAGTGTTGAACCTCATCATTCATTATACGCCAAATGTCCTTATCATTGTAGTCCTCATATGCAAGATACTTAGCATAGGTTTCTGCTGCGTGAACTTCTATTTCGTATGACAGATGGTATGCAGCGCGAGGAGCCAACCAATAATAAACCACGTTGATCCAATAATAGACGAGTACGAGGTGTCTGGCGACAAAGCGATCAATCCAATAACGATTACCGCCCCTGCTTTCCATATGTTCCAGATGTTCGGTTTCATTTAGTGATTGCTCGAAGTGTTCTTTCATCAAATAAATGTGCCATTGACCACGCAATCCTAAAGACTCCCTAAGGTGCAGAACACTCAAAAAAGCAAAATAGGGTGCCCGAGCAATTTCCTCAAGCACCCAGAATCTTTGGAAGTGTCTACCCCTATAGAGATAATCAATAATTGCGATAGTAAAACCCAGTACGAATGTATTGATTTTTCTCATAGTAAGCATTTTATGCGAACTTATTACTATATTAGATAGTTTTAAATCCCAGTCAACTTAGGTGTCAGGAATTGCGAACATCGATTTGTATAATGTGTTAAAGCTAATCACACATCTCTCACCTTGCTCTGCATCCGTCTCGTGCTCCAACCAACTAGGGAACAATAGAAGAGTCCCTGATCGTGCATTAAGTTGAACTCCAGAACATGCATACTGAGAATTAAAACTCTCATACAAGTCATTCATTTTATAGGGTTTTAATGGACTTTGAAATCTGAGCGGAACTGTACTATCGTCAGTCCTCACATAAAAAGCACCACTAAGAACACTACCC